TATTGAAAAACTAAAGGATGCAACAAGAGATATCAAGTTTGCAAATGGCAATGGAGCTCATTAATGACACAATTAGTAATAGCTTTATGCCTCTTTATAAATGGCCAATTAGTAGAACATCGTATTCAAGATAATATGAGTACATGCCTTAAAATGAAACGTGAGGCAACACGTAACATGGATATGGGCAATAAACAGTTTATGTGTGGTGAGGTAAAGGCAGAGCTTGAAAAAAATATTGATGGGAGTATAAGTATTAATAAAATTATACAGGAGAAATAATGGTTAAAAAAATAGATGAGAGATTAAAATTAAAAGCAGAGATAGTTAATGGTGTTTGCCCTACATGTGAAGAAGACACTATTTTAGTTGGTATTACACAAGAATATTTTAGATGTATGGAATGTGGTACTGATTTACAACAATATATAAATGGTAAAATTTCTTACCTACCTCTTATTACCCCTCCTAAAAATAAAGTATCACGAGTAAAAGATTGGGACGATGGCCAAGATTAAGTTTACACATTTTGTACCTAGAGCAAAACCTAAAAAGCGTCCAAGAGTTCACAAGAAATCAAAAAATAAATCAGAGAAAAGAGACTTTAAAAAATACAACCGACAAGGGAGACCATGAAATTTGTATTAGTATTATATTTATGTAGTATGCTTACTGGTAAATGTATTGAACCACAAGTACCAGGTTATCAATTTAATACTCATTATGATTGTGCATTTGCTGGTTATGCATTAGCACAAGAAAGTTTAAAGATGTTATCCACCGATGATTACTATGGATTAGAACGAATCAATCAAGAAAAAATAGCTATTCGTTTTGAATGTAGAGAATTAAAAGGCGCTTAATCAATTAAGAGTTGAATGCCGCTGACAAGAAAGTCAACGGCAAACAAAAGGTGTGAGAAGAGATCTCCATTATACATTATAAATTTTTTACTTGCAACACTTGTTTTTCTGTTGTAATTTCCCATAAATAATTTACAAAAATGATAAAAAAAGAAAGAAAAATATGCATAAAATAACAAAAGGAGAAATAAATGGCCGACCCTAATAAATTTAAATCTGTATCGGTACCAATTGATACTTATAAAAAACTAAACTTTTTAGCGAATGGAAAATTTTTAGATGCAAACTTAACCATTAGTAAAACGATAGAAGCTCTAGCTTCACGTGCTGCTAAAAAATTAGGATATAAAAATGGAAAAGCAAAATAAAAAAATAATTTGCCAAGACTGTAAAGGTAATGGTTTTATTTATGTTGACAGAGATAAAGATTTATTTAATGTCAGACAATGTGCAACATGCAACTCACAAGGTGAATTAAATGTTGACTTTGAAAAAAAGTTAGAAGAGATGACTAATATCGCAAGGAACCAATGCTGAATTTAAAACTAACTGATGAAGTTAGAAAGCATGCTTATAATCAAGTAAAGACTCATAACTTCGGTCAACGTTCTCAAGGATTCAATGGTAATTTTGAACGACAATATACCGGTGTGGTTGGTGAATGTATAGTTTACCAGGCACTTGGAAGATCATTACCACAATATGATAGCGGATCGCTGATCGAGGATATAGTCATCAATAATAAAAAAGTAGATATAAAATCTATGGCCCGGAATGTAGATATGCAAGATCACTACGTTCATAATTTTGTCGGCTATCAAAAAGATTCTGCTAATGATATTTTGTTAGGTATCAGTATTAATAAAAAAACTGGCACCGCGCAAATTTGTGGATGGCTACCTAAAAAAGAATTTTTACAAAAAGCAAAATTTTTTGACAAAGGTTCAACAAGGACAAGAGCGGATGGTAGTACTTTTAAAACAATGGCCCCGTTGTATGAATTAGAAAATCATAAACTTAACCCTATTAACTCTATTGAAGATTTGGAAAATATAAAATGAAACTAAATAAAAAATTTATCTATCCTAAAACTAAACGTGAAATGATTGACGGATTACGACACTATGATATTGATAGTAAAGAAAAACTACCAAGCGTTACAACGATTCTAAAAGCAACTGAACCACCCGAGAAACAAGAATCTCTACAACGTTGGCGAGAAAAAATGGGCGTTGAAAATGCAGCGCGGATCGTGGATGAGAGTGCCGCTCGAGGTACTGCAATGCACCTTATACTAGAAAAATATATATTAAAAGAAGGTTATTTAGACCTTACCCAAGTAGGACAACAGGCTCATAATATGGCTATACGGGTCATAGAACAGGGCCTATGCAACATTACTGAATATTATGGCCTGGAGGCCACATTATACTATCCTGGCTTATATGCGGGCGCTACAGACCTTGTAGCGGTGCATAAAGGACAAGATGCTATAGTCGATTTCAAACAAACGAATAAACCTAAAAAACGAGAGTGGATCGAGGATTACTGCTTACAACTTGCGGCATATGCTATGGCCCACAATTATGTATATAGAACAGAGATTACTAAAGGTGTGGTGATGATGTGTTCTAAAGATAACTACTATCAAGAATTTGTCATCGAAGGTGAAGAGTTTAAAAAATATAAACACCAATGGTTAGAACGTGTAAATCAATACTATGAACAAAAAAAGGAGAAAGATAATATATGAGATTAAGAGACTTTCAAAGTATACTTGATAAGTTTACCGATGGACAAAGAGGAACTATTATTTCTGATTGTCCTATTTATATTGAAACTATGGATGGTCATTTAGAAGAAGTTAGAAAAATAGAACTCCAACAGAATCAATTGATCAATTCACCAGAACCCGCTAGAGTTGTATTGAAGGCTGAATCTATTAAACGATTTAGATCACCAACTTTTAAACAAAGTTAATTGACTTATCTTTTAAAATTAATAAAGTTTAATTTGGGGATGGGAAAGCGAGAGTGGAACTATCCCCAGGGCCCTAATTAAAAGGATGAAAATGAAAACTGCAACTATAACGTGTAAAAATATATCTCAAAAACAATGGTCTAATTTACTTATTGAATTAAATTTAATATGTAAACAATGGCGACCCTACGCTGAACTTGAACTGAAGGCACCTAATGTTAAAAAGATTATAAAATTAGGTACCAGTAAACCTAAATCAATTCATAATTTAGAATCATTCTAAAGTACAACTTTTAGTTTAGAATCATTCTAAAGTAATTGTGTTGTAATTGTGTCAACATTATGTTGTGTGATATTTATGTTACACCTACCCCGATCCACTGTCCATTGTACGAGGATTTTTGATAGTTGTGCGCGGAGCGCGGAGCGTTGCCAGACTATAAGTAGAATTTTGAGGCAATTTTATTTTTACAAAGTAAAAAAAAACCTCTGGCAAGCTTGGCAAGGTACTAAAATTGATCTAAAAGCATTGGTATTATTGACTAATAGTACTGCCAAAGGAGGTGGTTTGTAGTGGCAAGGCTTGGCAAGATTGTTGGTATTACTAGCTTTTTTGCACTTTTGCTTTGGCAAGGTGTTAAAAATCATTGGTATTGCTAGCTTTTTTAAAAATGTACTCCGCGAAGAGACATTTTTTTGTTTTTTATAAAAACAAAATTGCCTAAAAATTCCCCTTATAGTAAAAGGATGAATGCCAAAATCTAGAAAAAAATCTAAATACAGATCCGTACTTATTAACAAGAAAAGATATTACTACTACAAGATAACCTGGATTGACCCGACGGGCGATTCTGGGCATGCTACGGCCCATGAATCACTAGGTTTGATCCCATCTACCATGATCACTAATGCATATGTATTTCATAAAGATAAAAAGTATTTATGGACGTTTGCATCGTATGAAGAGAATGAAGAATTATTTTCTGATAGAAATGTATTCCCTCTTGGGTGTATAATGAAGATGGAAAAAATAAATTTATGAAAAATAAAACATTAACAAAGAATATGCCCTATGTTAAATGGAATGAATTACCACCAAGAAAAGGGCCCAACTCTCAAGGTATTAAAAAAACAAAGGTAGTTAAGAATGTTAAGACTAATAAGTTTTCTGTATAAAAGTATTATTAAGTTTGCAAACTATCATCAGAATCTTTTTCTTCTTTTAATTCTAATTGTTCTATTGTTGTCTCCTCTACTTCCGGAGTTATATCGATAAGTTCTTTGTGGTCTTCTAAAATTCTTTTCATTTTATCTTGCAATTCATCTACTGACACATTGTCTAGAGTACCTGTCATAATCATTTTCTGATCTACATATAAACCACCGGCTTTACCTCTAGCTATTTCCATATTACCCGCGGCAGACCAGGCCCCTTTTGCTCTAGCCTCGTCTCTTAATTTTGCTAATTCAGTTAAATGTTTTTCTAAAGTAATTCCATATTTCTCTTGAACTTCTGCTCGTAATTCACCTATGTATTTTACAACCAGAGGTGATAATTTAGGATTACGTAGCTCGCTCGCAGCCTGTCTTGGTCTGGTCTTATATCCCGCCTCAAAAGCACATTCTGCAGGCGACATTCTGCCTTCATTATAGACCAATAATTCTGCGAATTTAATCTGTCGTTCTGTTAATTTTGCTGGAACTCCCATAGTATTTGACATATACCGTAATTTACTGTACAGTTCAATTAATTTTTATAAGCATCTTTCTGGGGTTGGCTTACGAAGTAGATGAAAGATTATTTTTATTGCCTACGGATACTGAACCCCAGTTTCTTTTCTTTTCTTTGACATCTTTTGCTCGCTCGCTAGTTGGCTCGTCAGCTTGCTCGCTCCCTTCATTATTTATATTTTTATTTTTTTTATAATATTTTGGATGTTTCCAAGTAAATGTCATTATTTTATTTCGAATTCAAATGGTTCAACTTTATCACCATTATCATATTTTTCTGCAAAGTTCGAACATAATTCCAAATCAGATATTTTACTATCACTATAAATAATCTCTTCATAGTCATC